CCGAGTGTATGTAGATGAAGCTTATCTCTCAAAGGGACAACTTGGTGGAATAGAGGGTTGGTACAATCCAATATGGACACTGCACACATTGATCATATCCAAGTTGTTGCCTGAAACCACACAAGTTGTTACCACTTCAGAAGCTGTATACTCAGATGATATCGCATTGGTAGTTAGTAGTATGCTTAGTGATAATGAGTCCCAGAATAGACTCCTGAAGACCATTCAACAACACTTTGGAAGATTCGGAATGATTCTTAAGCCTATTCAGACTGTTGTATCCAAATTCCGAATTACTATGCTCCGGCAACATTACATTGCTGGTATCAGGGCAGATTCATCGCTGAAGAGGATGGTATCAGTTAGTGGAATGGGATCTCCATCATTTCACAGTGATGAACTTGAAGCGAGTGGTATATCATCAGCGATATCGAGTAGTCTTGAACTCTCAAATACTGTTTTCCCTCAAACATTGCTGAAATGGTTCAGAGTATCGCACTTACTCTTTCGATCCTTCACATCAGCACTATGCACTAAAGTGGAGCCCGGTATAATGAATGATGATTATTTCATGAGTGGAACTGTTTCCATCTTTAGGACCTACTTTGACTATGAGAGGAGTTCAGGAGACTCATGGTTGCTTAAGAGATTAGACCAATTGTTTGATGGTACTGAAACTGAAGCATTCATAGAGCATCTAAGGAAAGCTGCTGACATGAAAGTGAAGAAGAGTTTGGCTTCATCTGAGATTGAATCAATGACTGAGCATATAGTTAGATTGATTAAGGAAGATAAGATGTTTGTGGTGTTGTTTATTATGAGATGTATGCTCCCTCTTGATTTAGGTGGTTCTGGAGTATTGGCATTAGAACAGATGATACTAACTGGTGTGAGGGACAATACCGGAAGGCTTATGGGAATCATTAGGTCAATGTTTAGGAATGATGATAAGGCTTCCAGACTATCTGACAGGATCTTGGAGAATGCACTGGGTGGAACTGGGAAACGGACTAAGAATGTTGAGGGTTTAGATGACCAATTGGAGAATGATGTTGAGTTCCCAAAGGACAAGGATGGAACTAGATATACGATTGAGTTTCCAGAAGAGAACCTAGTTGGTCAAGAATGGCCAAATGCTCAGCGTGTTGCAACCCC